AACTCGCACTCATCACAGGCACACGCCAGCACTTCTGCGTCACCATAAACTTCGCCAGCACCAAGCGCGATCCACTCCTTAGAGTCGCACCAATAAAACACTTGGTCGTCTAGTGGCAGGTTCTCCGTCTCTCCCTCAAACTCATCAGGAATTAGGGCAAAGGTTCGCACCTTCTCCCTCTCGCCCTCTACCTTTGTCCAAAATTGAGCCGTCATAATTTGTTCTGCGGTAATCACTTTAGTCATTGTGCCACCCCTCTTGTTGCGCTCTCTCTAGGTCTTGTTCGCAATAGGTCGTTCCTTTGTAGCGGTAGATATAAGTCTCCTTACTATCTGCCCAGCAGACTTCACACTTTGCCATTAGCGTTCTCCTCCTCTTTTAGTTTTGCCACTAGGTCGTTCCAATACATCTTAGCCTCATCGCTAATTTCTGCCTGATACCAAAGGCTAGTCATAGCCTCATCTAGTTCTCTCAAAGCGTTCATTACTCGCCCTCTCTCTCTCTTGTTGTTGTTCTATGTCTTTATCCATACCGCAGTCATCACACATCACTATCCCGTTAGGCGGGTAATTTTCCCCACATACTAAACAGATTTCACTCACTCGCCCACCTCCCACTTACTCAAGAGCCACAGCACCGCGCCGATTATGATGGCGTAGGTTATGACCTGTCCTAATCCGTTGATCCAATTCGTAGATACATTGAACATTACGCGCTCGCCCTCTCCTCATAATTGGGGTACTTCTTGAACATATCCGCCTTCTTACACTCAGACTTGACAGAGTAGAAATCAAAGCCCTGCTCTTGCGCTATTGTCCAAAGCCCTGCGCTCTTTCCCTCTTGCGGTAAGTAGCCGAGTTCTAGCAATTTCTTTTGCGCCTCATAGAGATATTGGTCGCCATAGCCATATTGGAAGGTAAGAATTGCTACCTGTCCGCCATCTACCCATATTCTCGCGGAGAAATAGGAATTTCCGTAAGTCTTGTCAAACCATTCGCGCCCCTCAATAAAGAGTGAGCGTTGTATCTTGCTCTCTTTCACTTTCTTATCCTTTCGTAGTAGGTGTGAAGGTCTAAGACCTCCCCTCCCTGCTAGGTTACGCTAACCTAACAGGAAAGGCAAGCATTAGGCGCGTTCGATTATGTCGCGGTTTAGCCCTGCGAATGAGACACTATCCACAATTTGCCCCTCCTTATCAACCCACACCTGAACGAAGAACGGCTCGCTATACCACCCGTTCTCCTTCGCTATCCCTGCCCATAGTTCGCGCTTCTGCTCGATCGAATTCACTTCTTCCCCTCCTGTATTTGCGAGGCTATAACGAAGCCCAGCGCCTCGACATAGCCCTCCCAATATCTGCGTTCCATTGAGTCCATCGCCTCCTCCGTGCGCTCTTCCTCTTCTTGTGCGAGGCGCAACTGTTCGCAGGCTTCCGCGAGAGCCTTCTCTAATTCGCTCATTATGCGTTCTCCTTTTCTCTTTTGGGCTTGAGGTTTATTTCGCAATAGCAGGGGTGACATAGTGCTAGGTTGTCGTCAATTCCTTCTAGTGCGAGGTCGCGCCCGCACTTTTCACAGTTCCAGGATTTCATTACTTGCCCCCTCTAGTCGCCTTGCGTTGGTTGGCACGGGCGCACTTTCCGCACACGCCCGCCTTTGTGAATTGTGCGAGGAGGTCGCTATCGTCTCCGCATTGTTGGCACTTGCTCATTATGCGCTCACCTGCCCGATTTGCTTGAGGTATTGCTTGAGTTGTGCGATTTGGAACTCAAGCCCCTTTCGTGTAATTGAACTTCTGCGCCCGATTTTGATAGGGCTAAAACGCGCCCAAGATAGCGCGTCGGTTAGGTGTAGTCCCTTATCGTCGGCTATCACAGCAAAACGCTCATCAAGCATTACCCAATTTTCGCGTTCTAAGGCGTTTTCATTGAAGCCCATTTCGATGGCGATTTCGTGTAGTGTCTGCTTTGGCATTCTCTTATCCTTTCGCTTGGCTTGGCTCATCAGACGGGAGATAGCCATTCTGCCCGTGACCGCCCTGACGGGCGGTTTCGCCTTAGGCTTTATACACCGCCTCAACAAAACGGAGAGAGTCAAAACGAGAGTTATCTGTTGCGAATAGTTCGCAGAAACTTTCGACGGCTTTGTCTATTGCCTTACTTTCTGTTGTGTGTGCCTCAATTGAATTGACTAAGCCGTTTAGAATTTTGGCTACTGCTACATAATCTTTGCGAGTCATTTTTTTATCCTTTGCGGTTCTTTAGAACATTTGTTCTATTTGTCGGTAGGTATCTCCTGCCGATGAGAGAAAGATATACGAGGCTAGTCTAACAAGTCAAATCAAAGACACACGGCGTGTCGGTCATAATCGGTCAAACCTTTAGAAGATTATCTATCGAGCAACTGTACGAAAAAAGATCCTCGACCTTTAGTTGAGGTTGAGACTTAGTTGAACTTTCAACTATTGGCAGGGGCAAGGGATAGGCGAGGGGCTTGGGCTTGGGCGGTTTATTACAAAAAGAGATATTAGAAAAAGGTAGGGGGCAGGGGGCGCAGGGGTGCCGATGGGTTAGACCGCCATTGAAAGTGAAAACTATTTTCACAACAGGGGAACACTCTCTAAAGAGTATCCCGCACAAAAACAGACCCCGTGATGCTAAAAAAACAGCGGGCGGTTACTGTACTCCCCAAATAAATATCTCTCCTAAATCGGGGGTACTATGTCCGTTTTGTATATAAAGATGCCGTGAATAAGGTGACTTTCGTCACATAATAGAGAAATGCACTATTTTTCCTGCCTTATATATAGTAGGGAGCGAATGCGGGACAGCGCTAGCATTCGCGACCGTAGAGGGCGCTTCGCTTGCACTACGCGCCCGATACCGTTACCAACTTACCCCCTTGCTCCTAAGGTCGCTTCGGGGCGCTAAGCCCCGCTGTGTGGTGCGTGGCACCACTTTTAGTGGGGTGTAATGTATCTACGCCCATCAGACTAGGATCTAATGACAGTCACACCTAATAAGACCAAAGAGGCAGACAAGGCTAAGAAGGTCATCCTCCAATGTATGGCAGAGGGTATGACAGTAGAACAAGCCTGTCAGGTGGCTGGCAAATCCATCAAGTCCTACGAGTACTATCGTAAGTCTGATGAGGTATTTCGTAGCCTAGCCGATAGAACCAGACTTGGGGCAGTAGAAAAGAACTTTGCTGACCAAGCAGCCCTTGGCCTAGATTTCGTTACCTGGCGCAAGAAGTATCTCAAACAAGAGACATTTGCCCACCAGAAGAATTTGATAGATGTCATTGAGGGTAGAGAACCTTCCTGGTTCCACCCCGCTATGAAGTACGAAAAGGGTATCGGAGATAACCGCATCCTTTTGAACATTCCACCCAACCACGCAAAGTCCATTACGGTGACGGTGGATTATGTCACCTACAAGATTGTCAATAACCCGAACTTTCGGGTACTTATAGTTTCCCAAACCCAGCGTCTAGCCGCAGACTTCCTTTATGCTATCAAGCAGCGACTGACGCATCCAATGTACGAAGAACTACAGCAGGCATACGCCGCTGGGGTTGGGTTCAATACTAAGACCGCTTCTTGGCAGGCTACCCGTGTCACCTTTGGTGAAGAACTGCGGGAATCCTCAGAGAAGGACCCAAACCTAGAAGCCGTAGGTATCGGCGGTCAGATTTACGGTAAGCGTGCAGATATGATTATCATTGACGATGCTGTCACATTGAGCAACGCTAATGACTTTGAACGTCAAATCAAGTGGCTTACCCAAGATGTAAGATCACGTCTCAACCCTACAGGTAAGTTGATTGTGGTAGGTACCCGTGTATCTGCGGTAGACCTCTATAAAGAATTACGTAGTCCAGACCGCTATCCAGGTGGCTTAGTCCCTTGGACCTATCTGGCTATGCCAGCCTTACTTGAAACCCACGAAGATCATAACAAGTGGGTTACCCTCTGGCCTTACTCTGATATGGCCTTTGATGGACAAGAAGAATCTGAGAAAACAGAAGACGGTCTCTATCCTCGCTGGAACGGTAAGCATCTCTATGCAGAACGCCAAGCGATGGACGCAAGTACGTGGGCTTTGATTTATCAACAGCAAGATATATCTGATGATGCAATCTTTGACCCAGTATGTGTCAAGGGTTCTATTGATGGTATGCGTAGGGCTGGAAGGCTACAACCAGGTTCCCCTGGTCATCCCAGAGATTTAAGTGGCTTTAGCGTTGTCTGTGGCCTAGACCCTGCAATGGTAGGAGATACCGCAGCGGTCTGCTACGCCATCGATCGTGTAACGCATAAGCGTTATATCGTTGATGCTATCAAGATTACTAGACCAACACCTGCTCAAATTAGGCAGTTAATTGTTGATTGGTCCAATG